GGCTTTCCCCAGCATGATCCGCGAGACTTCCTCAGGCACTAGTGCCTGGGTGTCGGTGCGTGACGTGAGGCTATCGAAGGGCACGGAATACCTCCTGAAAGGTGAGGTGGTTGGTGCAGATCTCCGGCCGTGCCTCACGCCGGGCTGCTTCTAACTAGGTTCTGACCCCCGCGGCGCGGCGGATCAGGTCGTTCATGTTGGGTGGTGCTGTGCCGCCTTTACGGCCTTGGTCGAAATCAGGTGTTACTCGGCCGGCTAGTTTTTTCACGGATTCGGCGAGTTTCCCGATGGCTTTGTCGTCGGGTTGCCCGTCGGTGAGTAGCGTCGTCGGGTCCACAAGCTCAAGGAACCCGGCCGCGTCCGCTTTTTTGATGCCTGCTTCGGCCAAAGCGGCGTGGACTTGGGTCATGGCCATGCGGCCGTTGCGTTCCACGTCAGCCACATCGCGTTCCTCTAGTTGTGAGCGGAGTTCCGCGATCTGGTCTTCCACGGATTTCGCCTTGGCGGCGGCGTCCGCGTTCTCTTTGGCCCTGCCCTCATGCTTCCTAGCCAGCGTCCGCCACTTCTCGGCCTCTTTGGAGAGCCGAGCGACTTCGGCTTCCCAGTTCTTGCCATCGGATCCCGTGTCGGGGTCGGAACTGGACTGGACAGCGTCGGCTAGGAGTTGTTCCGCGTCACCGTCGTCACCGTCGTCTACTGCATTGTTGTTGCCTTCTTCTGACATGTGTTTCTCCCGTGTCGGGACATGAAAAAGGCCCGTGACCGTGTCGGTACGGGCCGAATCCGCCTCAATGGGCGGAAGTCAGGAAGTCAGGGAGCCGTCCGGCGCCCAGTTGTCGGGGATGCGGTTCGCTAAGCCGAGGGCGCGGGCGCGTTTCATGATGAAACGCCGCACCTTCGCCCGACCCGCCTCACCACCCGACGCGCGCCCGACGGCTTGGATCGCTTTGCCGAGGTCGGCTTCGTTGCGGATGGGGAACCGGCCACCCGAGCTACCGCCCGGCATCGCCTTGCCCTGCTTCGCGAGGTTTTTCCGGGTCTGGGTGTCAGGACCAGCCACACTGCCCTCCAAGATGACGTAACAACCAGCTGGTGGTCGGCGATGGGCGGGGCGAGTGGGGCACGGAAGGGCGACCGTCATGGGTTTGCGTTGGTCAACACCGCGGGTGTTCGGGGTCAGCTACGGCACACGTATCGGGCCCGGTCGGTCGGTGGGTTGCCTGCCCATGTTGGGGTTGTTCGTTGTCCTTGGTGGCGTTATCGAAGCGGCTCAGTCGGCTGTCACGTGGTTAGCAGTACCGCTTCTGATCGTGTTGTTCTGGTCGATCCGTTGGATGAAACGTCAACAGCACGCCGTCGTGATGAACCCGCCGAGCCGGTCTCAGGCGTCGGTGAGTAACCGCCGCTAGGCAGCTGTTGGGATGGCCCGTGGACCGGTGAAGTGGTCACCCGGCCGTGCGAGCACCGCGCCAAGCTCCCCGTGGTGATGCACGATTTGGGTCATGATGTGCCGGTAGTCCACCGCCCGGCCCCCACGATCGACGACACCTATGAGGTCCTTGACGGCGGCGTGGACCTGCTCGAGTAGTTGGGGTTCGATGACCCGGTCCGTGATGGGCCCGTAGATCGGCATGACCTGACAATTGCACCCAGGATGCAATGGCGAGAGGTCCGCGAGGTGGTATCGCTGCGTTGCGGCGATTGTGCACATCGCGCAGTTCTCAGGGCCGATGAGAACCCGTCGCCAACCGGTTGGCCGCTGCTTGTCCGATAAGCCCTGCATAGCCGCGCGGGACGCGTGCGTGTACGCGAGTTGCATGTCGCCTTCCGCTACTTCGCGGAGCCGCACCCGGGCCTTGCCGAGCGCCTGATCGAGCTGGTCGCCGTCCCTGAGCGCGGTGTACGCCTCGACGAAGGGGCGTTGGTACACCTCAGCCGGGTCGACCAGCCGGAGACGGGCGCGGGCGGTTTGAGGGATCGCCGGTGGTGCGACTGGCCGGCGCAGCGCTTCACTGGCCACCGCCGCAACATAGTTCGAGGTGAGGTTCGCTAACGCGGCTTGCGCGCCTTCAACCATCGGCACCGCCGCCGCCGCGAACCTTTGCGCGTCCGGCCGGTGCCACGACCCCAACCCGTCGAACATGCGCGTCAACGCCACAATCAGACGAGAAGTGACAGACCGACGGAGGAACGCGAACTGGAACGGGTTCACGGCGCCACTGGGCTAGGGACCTGAGTACCTGTCGGGTTCGGAGGTTGGCCAGCTGCCCCACTCATGGACTGGCCGGCGGTTCCCGTTGGGCTCGGTGCCGTCGCGGCAGCCAAGAACGCGTTCGTGGCCAGCTCAGCGCGCAACTGGTCCACCCGCTGCGGTGACCAGCCAACTTCTTCGGCGACCATGGGCAGCGGGATCTGCGCGGCGACGAGCTTGGACATGTAGTCGGCGACCACGGCCGGCTGGAACGATTCCGGACGAGCCCACACAACCTCACCCTGCGACAGGTCACCATTGATCCCAGCGGCTTGGGCCATCAGGGTGAGGACTTCCTCCCACGATTCGCCCCACAGCGCCATACGCTGCCTGACTTTCGCGACGTGGCCGGCGTCCAACGCCGCCACAGAATCCGCGCCGATGTTCACTAGGTCACCCGGCAGGTAGTACACGGGTGTGAGCGTCACGGCGGCGAAGGCCCGCATGTCGGCCTCGACACCGCGCAGCATCTGCGACGTGTCCGTCTGCGCGAAGTCCCCGACCCTGGTCTCCGGCTGGCCAGGCTCCGGTGGGGGCACTGTCCAAATCTGGTCCGTGCCCGGCCGGAACGGCGCCAACGGCAACCCCGTGATCGGGTCTTCCTCGACCTCGTAGTTCGTCATATACCGCTGCCTAAAGGCCGCGTACCGCTCCGCCGACAACCTGTTCAGGATCGTCAAATTCAGCCGGTTCTGGACGTCGATGCCGACGTCGAACTCCGCGACCGGCTGCTCACCCTCATCACCGTTCAAAAACGGCACCACCGGCACCTCAGCGAAGCTGCGGCCCGGGTCCGCGCGTAGCTCCCACTGATTCGGATCCCACCGCAGACGCAGATCCGCCCGCTCGCGGTACTTGAACTCCGACACGGTCTGCCAGTGGTACCGCTCACCCGGCAGATACAAGGTGGCCATCCACCGCTTAGCCAACGGGTCGTGCCACAACCGCAACGCCGCCAGCCGGCGTGAGGTGTCCGCCGGGTCCGTTTCGACGATCACGTTCTCCGGGCCCTCAATCGTCACCCGCGGCCGCGACGTGTCCCGCGGGTCCACCCCGACCGTCACATACGCCGCCGAGCGTGACAGTGCCTTCCGGTACGCCGAGAACTGCCGCGCATCGAGCTTGGCCTGCTGCCACAACCGCCACACCGGGTTACCTGACGTGTCACCAGCGTTGTCCCGGTACCCCGTCACCTGCAAGCGGTGCACCATGCTCTCCGCGCACAACAAACACAGGTTCGTGCGTGATAGTGCCTGGAATCGGCGAAACGCGTCCTTGTGCTGGTCCGGTCCGGCCGGTAAGTCTTGGTCACCTTCGTAGTAACGGCGCCAGTAGTGGATCCGGGGCTCTCGACGGACCAGGGCGTGCCCGAGCCGGCCTAGCCACTCCATGGGGGTCAAATCAGTGGGCTCAGCCACACGACACCCCCTCGGATCGGTGCGTACAGTGGTCTGTTCGGGGTGTAGCTCAGAGGGACCACCGCTTGCTGAGGGCGCGCGCGACCCAGCAGGACGGTAGAGCGCCCGGCGTGAGCCGGGAGGTCACTGGTTCGAGTCCAGTCACTCCGACCGAATACAGCTAGAACCCGACGGCGCGACGTTTGCGTTTCGGACGGGCGAAACCCTTCGCCACCGCATCAGCGCGACACTCATACGCCAACACCGCAGCCATCGCCGCGTCAATCTTCCGCTTCGACGAAGGATGCTCCTTACCGATCGTGATCCCAGACCTCGTGACTCGCCGGTGCGCGTTCAACACATGACGCGTCAACACACTGCCACCGTCATGCGTGAGCTGGCGCTCCATCACCGCGTCGTGGAACCGCTCCAACGCTGTGATCATCACCGTCGGGCGGTTCGTCCACCACTCCAACGGCCGCGGCGCGGACGCCTTGACCAGCATCCGATGACCAAACAACGACGCCCACCGATCCACATAATCCTGCCAATGCGCCGGATCGGCATAAAACCCCACAACCTGCCACCGGGCCACCGCCGCCGCGACCTCAGCATCAACCGCCTCACGATCGACCTGCCAATCATCCTTAGCGAGGTCCGGTTTCTCCCAACATCCCACGAGCTCAAGGTGACCATCCTCAACCCGGCACACCACAAGCGCCGTGGAATCGTCCCGAACTGACCCGTCAAACCCCAGGGTGACCATCCCACCATCGGTGATCGACAACAACGGATCCGCGCATTCAGCCCACTCATGAGGCGCCAACCATGCATCCTCGCCAGCCACCAACTGGTTCAAATAAAACCGGCGCGCGATACTCGGATCCGTTGAAGGGTCGTAGTATTCAGCGACGATCCGATCCAAATCCACCCACGGCGCATCCTCATACGCCACACTCAAACCAGCCCGCAACGACACCTCATCAGACGGATCCGTGTCCGCTGGGGCCTCCAAAGCGTCGTACAACAACCCCGAGCGACGAGTACGGCCCTCTGACTGAGCTATCCACGCGTCGTGCGTCCGCTCCGCCACCGAATCCTGACCCGGGACAAACGCATTACACGTCTCAATCATCCGCCCGCCAGTTTTCGCCAAATTCCGGCGAATCGTGGCATCCAACGCGTGCCCACCGTTGGTTTCCAACCACCACTCAGTCTCATCCGCCACCGCAAAAGTCGACCGAGCACCCTCCGCGGCATGCGGCGAAGCCGTAATAATCTCCAACCGGCCACCATGAGGGCTATAAATCCGGGTCTTACCCAAATCTAGCCCATACTCCCGGCTAACCCGAGACCCCTTCGGCGCCATCGCCGTCACCATCGACATCGTGTTCACAGTCTGCGACTCAGCAGTCGCCGCGATCTGCACCCACGGCATCGCCACCGACACACCCTCAAGGAACGGGAACCCCGCATCCTCACGAACCCGATCCCAACCACCAAACCGCACCGGCCCACAAAACTCACCCAACGCCGTCGCCGCCACAAACGGGGACTTCCCAGCACCCTTCGACCGGCGACTCGACGCCCGGTGATAAATAAACCGGCCCTCATCATCCAGCGCGTAAAACCACAACAAGAAACGCCGCTGAGACAGCGTGAAACGCCACGGCTCACCCGCATGCTCACCATCAGGCTGCCGCAAAAACTTATGCGCCCACAAAATCACACCCCAGCCAAGGGTGCGCAACGGATCCGGCTCACCAACAGGCAACGTCGGAGCCGGCACCAGCTAAACCCCCTACGACGGCCTACGGAACTCCGCCAACGACGTCACCGCAGCCGCCTCATCCGCATCCACAACCTGCTGACGCTCCAACTCCAACTTCACACGCCGACGCTCCGACTCAACCACCAGCAGGTTGCACAGCATCTTGTCCACGGCCAACACCATCATCGCCGTCGGCTTCGCCGCGGCCTTCGACTGCACAAACGCGACCCACCGCGCATACTCCCAGTCCGACGGCTCCATAAACGACGCCTGCCCCGACCTCGCCAACGCCTCATACATCGAGGCAGCCAACGGATGAACATCCTCCAAATCCAACGGCGGCTGCTCAACCTCCCCCGGAACAACCACCCGCTGCACCGAATCCTGTTGCGCCTTCGTCACATGCCCATGACGCTGATCCGCGCGCTTCGGATGAGGACCACCGCGACCAGGAACCCCAGGCACAAGATCACCTCCGGGCTTGATGATTCAGGAGCAGCGGCAGAAGCA